TCAGTTCCAGTACTATAATTAGCTGTTATGAATCTATCTCCACCTGCATTTGATTTGGATCTAACTTCATGCTTGTCAGACATATAAAACTGACCAGCCCCTGCAACAGTTGTTAAAATTGAATTTGTACCATTAAAATAAATTTCAAAATCATTGCCAGTTCCAAAAATAGCCTTAGCACTATCAGCAAATTCAAGAGCGTTATCTGAGCGATCAAAAACTATATCCCTACCTGCAGTTGCACCATCAAAAGTTACATCATTTTCAAATGTAACTGTTCCTGTAAATGTACCTCCCGAGGCTGGTATACCTTGTGCATCTTGTGACCAACTTAAAACTCCACTACCATTAGTAGTCAAAGCATATCCATTACTACCGTCTGTGGCTGGAAGAGTCCAAATTACATCAGTACCTACTGTTGCAGGTGCTTTAAAACCTACAGATTTACTAGAGTCAGCATCACCAAGACGTAACTCACCTTGATGTTTAGTTTGTAATAATTCTGCTTTTGTTTGTGACATCTAACCTAATTAATTCAATCACTTTTATTAATTTTACAACCAGAAGACCTACTACCTAATAGGACCTTGTCTAATAACTATGTATGGTTTCTGATCAGAACCTGCTTCAGAAATATAATCTTGATATTCTCCAGTGGTTGGTATGCCTATACCGCTTTGCATATATGTCGAACTACCAGTAGATTTACTTCTCCACTTTTCTGCTCTGTCTTTTGCCATCCCGTAATTTGCCATTACAGCTGGGAAATCAGTGTCTCCCATTACCTACCCATGCGACCTAGAAAATCATCAACTCTTGAAGTAATACCTGGCTCCTGTGAAGCTGCGTTCATCGGATTAGTTTTCTCAGCCGCTTTCATATTTGCTTCTGCATAAGGAGCACTAACTGCCTGACCTTGTGTTGCATAGCCACCTGGAAGTTTCGATTGCCTACGTGGATCACCAAGATCCTCTGACATTCCTAAACCAGCTGGATCAAAACCTGCGCCGCCCATTTATTTATTAAGTATTTCTATTAATTATAACTTTAAAAAATCAGTCTCTACTCCATATCCATAGGCATTGTGATCCTTACCCTTTCCCCTGCCATTCTGTCTTTCTTTAATTTACCAGATTTACGATCAGCTTGAAATTGTTGATTTGCTTTGTATGTCTCAAACAATTCTCTAGGATCAAAAGCACCTGATTGCATTGCTGGACTATTTCTAGTTCTATTTAAAAAGTCTTGATAATCACCTTCATCAGATCTAACTACACCAAAAGTTCCATCATTTCTAGGTTGTAATTCAAAATTGTCATTGAAACCATACTTTGCAAGTGATTCCTCCATAGAAGGAACATTTGACTCACCTACATTTGGTAAAGGACCTCCAAGAAAACCACCTGTTATAGGATCTCCTGCAGAAGCTTCACCTCTTAATACCTCAAAAACTCTATCGGTAGCTGTCCGTCCTAACTGATCTCCTGCCAAATAACCACCTACAGAACCTACTGGTCCTCCAAATGAACCAAGAGCACCAACTCCTACACCTAAAGTTTGCCCGACAATATTTCTAGCGAAAGCTTGTGTTGGGTCCATACCATCAGCTATATCTAGAGATGTTCCTATAGATCCTCCAATGATAGGTATTTTTCTACTACCAAATTTTACTCCTGTTTTAGCAACAGGTTTTACAAATTTTGGATTAAATTTTATATTACCTACAAAATCTTTACCTCTATCAAAAAGACCACTTAATGTACCTGCAAAACGTCTACCTACACTTGGATATTGCTTAGCAAATTGATCCGCAGATAATACCTTCCTTAAATTTTCTTTTGTTGCTTGATCTACAGCTTGTTTTGAAAAAAAATCTCCTATACGTGAATATATATTTTCCATTACTAAGTTTTTTACAGGCTTTTTATAATATTAACATCGCGAAATAGACGATAAATCCATGACTTCATGTATCACCACTACCAAATCAAAAGGTAAGACTATCTATCTCGTCTGCTCACCCAGCGGCGACATGTGCCATTACACACCCTGCTACTACGAAGCTATTCATTTTGCAACTATATATAACGAATATTGTCTTTCTTGAAACATTTATTAGGGGTAAAGATTAGAAAGGTTTAAAAAAACAAGCAAACTAATTGCAGTATCTAGGTTGTTGGTTGAACAGCCAAATCTGTGGTTTTTTCTGCTCTTTTTATCGGAGTTGAGGATGGAAGGGGTAAGGTTGTGAGTGTAATATTACTATCAAGTACCTACCCCCATCCAATATAAAAGTAAATATAAATAGGAAAAAAATAAAGAATTTGGTTGTTCAATGATTGTCATTGCGGCAGAAGGGGTTTACCCTGATTCGATATTGTTACCCCTAACAAAAGGAACATGGATGAATTTAAATATGCGGGTCTAACTCCTTACGACCACTTGGTTTTTGCAAAAACAATACAAATAGGACTAGAAAATTTTGGAGCGAATCGTTGTTGGGATGCCTCAGAATATGCCAATTCTATCTTTGAAGGCTTCAATACATCGAAAAAAACTCATCTAATTTATAAAAATGCAGATGCTCGACCTTTGATACTGGCTATCAGTGGTAGAGAAAGGACAGATGATGAAGCAGTCGTCGTGAGAAAAGCATGTTGTTCTTCTCCACACTGTTTAAATCCTTGTCATTATTACTGGGGAGGACGTCAAGATGTAGCTTTTGAAAAAGCACAGAAGAATAAAAAACTAAGTATTGATGTTATTAAGAGGCTTAGGGTAGGTTATGAAAGCGGCTTAAGCTGTAGAAGAATATCTAGAATCTACAAATTACCCTATCAAACTGTACGTAGGATATGTAGTGGAGAAACATATGAGTCTATTAGTAAATTTTCGTCTACTATTGATGAAAAAGATGTATTGCATCAATCTTCATTAGTTTGTAAAGAATTAATTATGTCAAATCCTGATGAGGCAAAAAAATTACAGATCAAATATCATGAAATGAATCAAATGGAATGCCCTTGGCACAAAAAAGGTGAAGCAAAACATAAAGGTAACTTTGGATTAATGGGTGAATGTTTGGATTGTATGGAAAAAATAAAAGAGGGATATTGCAGTGTTGACGTGAGAAATTTTGATCTTAGATGGTATTGGCAAGTAAAAAGATTTTGGGAACAAGTTGATGTGAAAGATAAAGATAGTTGCTGGCCTTGGCAAGGTACTGTGAAAGAAAAGAAAAACGAATCAGTTGCATGTTTTCCTAGCCCCTGCCACTCAGCTAAAACTCAATCAGCTCATAGGGTAGCTTTTTGGTTGAGTCGTGGCTATACAGGTAAATACCGTGTCTTTATAGGAAAAAATTGCGAACCACATTGTTGCAATCCTGCTCATCTGACGATAAGAGAGTTACCTGAAGAGGCACAAAACCCACAACTAAAAGAGGTAAAACTGCACCATGACAACATCTTCGAGCATTTCAAGAACAGAAAGGCATAAAATTACTTCAAAAAGTAGTCAGTTAATGTCTAGTAACTATCATTTAGAGGAAAAACAATATGCACCGATGGTTGTCATTGATGGTGAAACAACATTTGGTGCGTGGTGCGATACACAAGATGAAGCTAAAGCAAGATTATGTCATCTTGAGATAGCTCTTGATTATTTTTCATACCCTACTAAGGAATCTGAAGGGGTAGGAAGAGAAGGAGCGAGAATCCAAGCTGAACGGGCTGCTAATATGGAGAAGTGGTATCAAGAATCAGGAAGAACCAACTCCATCTTCACGGGCTTAGCTAAAGAACATGTCGAGATTTCTAACAACAATCCCGAGTAACACTGGATTTTTCAATTTAGGAACAGTCGAATCATATCCTACAGGAGGTGCTGGTCCAACAGCTTATGGACCCACCTCTTATTTTGGTTCAGATCCTTTACCAAAACAAAACGGAGACAATATTTATGATCCTATAGATTTAGGTGATTTTTCTCCAGTGTTTAGAAGTGTTCCGATAAAAAATACTCATGGTGGCTTATCAAGAAAACAAACAACCTTTTATAGAATTGTTCTTAGACAACCAAGGTCTGTTCAATTTACTCAAAATTTTAGTCAGTTTTCAGTAGAAAGAGAGACAAATAGAAATACATTAATTGCTTTTTACGAATTATTTGAAGGCAACAGAAGAGAAGAACTTCCAATTAATGATCTTGGTTACGTAGCAAAAGAATCTTCAATTGATTATTTAGATGACGATACAGGTATAAAACTAGATGATTATCCAACTACTTTATTAAAGCCAGGAGAATACTTATTCTTAATTACAAATGATATTAGATATCAAGAAACGGAATATTCAATAACAGTGAACGTTAATAAGGTAGATTTTGAATTTATTAATCAGGCTACCATTGAAAATATTGATTTTGGCCTAGTATCAAATCAAGCTGCAGATGATATCAACTTTGGTAACATCGTGGTTTGATGCAATCCCTGTTATTATTAAATGGGTGATCTTTCTATCATGAAAAATGATGAACGTCCCTTTACAGGTAGATTGATTACAAAGAAAAACCTACAAAACAATCTTGATGAGATACTACAAGAGGTATCTAAAACCAATAACACGTATCATTTAAAG